CGGAGTAGTGCTGCATTGATCACACACAGCACGGGGAACGAAAGAGGCGATCCCATTAGTTGGCCAGTTTCCTGTACCACGACGTTCCTTTCATCTCCAAAGCCGAAGCCCAGGTTCTGTCTACCCAACGATTTGTTGACAGTTCGCCATAACCGGGAGTCTTTCCAGAAAATGGCATCAACGACAGCTCTTGTTGCGTCGATTGATAAATCGTTAGTCGACTGTTGATAGTCGCCTGAGTTGAATATGTCCCATAGACACTCTTGTACACAAGGTCTCATATTCATCCTTCGTCCAATGAAGGCGGCGTGCATCTCCTGCCGCGTCAACTCGTAAACGTCGTGTCTGGCTAGTCCCACTCGCATCCACGCCAAGATGGGCTTTACCCCACCATACAGATCCGGAGACCCTGCTGTGATAGTTCGTATCTTCAGCGGCTCTCGGATAGCGTAGATCTCGCAGTCTGCCAGATCAACCATGTCCACTGAACCCCATTTCGCTAAGGTCGTCTCATAGACCTTGCGAACGTCCACCTGAATAGCGCGTGCTTCCCACACTTCACCACCGACATTCCACATTCGGTACAGAAGCTCACCAAGAACCAATGAAGGGTCCTGGCGAAGCAAATGTCCGAGTATACCGCCTTTGCCGATGGGAGCCTTGTAGCCCGCGCGTTCACTCACCTGAAAGGGAGTGAAGTCCACCACTGCAGCTTGCCCGAAAGTCTCACGTGCTGTGCGCTGGATGGAATCCAGCACAAGTTCACGATAAAATTTCGGACCTGAGAATGGCACATAAGTCGACATCTTGACCTGATATCCGTCGACCACCTCGGTGTGCACCATATCATCCTCGACTGAGGGGCAGCCTCGCTTTGTCCCTAACAGAAACGTCTCCGTCATAACCTTCCTGAGGTGCTGTTTACGATCTCGAATCGCTCCGAGACGTTGCAGACACCACCTTCGGTATGTGGGCGTGAGCAGAAGACCAGAAATGTCTGACAGGCCTTCCGCGACGTATGGTACCTTACGACCATGCGAAGATAGCCACAACAAGTGTGACTTGACTTGCTTGATCGAAGTTCCCATCCAGTCGTGGATTGTCCAGCGTATTATCTGGTGGATCAATTCTGCTTCTGTGAATGATGAGTATCCAAACACGTATGCGTCGTCGACGAATGTCCGAACGAAC